CGAGGACGAGGCGACCGCAAAGGCGGCGCTACCAAAGATGCAGGACATGACCACGGAGCAGCAACAGGAGGTGGAGTAATGGGCTATGGAGAAAACCCCGGTACTTTTTGGGTAAACATTGGCACAGATGAAAACCCTAATTGGGTAGTTTTGGGCCATGTAAGATGAGCAAGTATCCATTCCCCCCTGAACTGCTGGATGCCATGCCGGAAGAACTGGCAGAGCTGTACCGTGGTCTTGAGGACGCACTTCTGATGGAGATATGCTCCCGGCTCAAGCTGCGGGATGAGCTGAACGAAATTACGGTGCAGGACATCAAGGCGCTGCGGGCACATGGCATCGATCTGAAAGAGATTGAAAAGGCCATACGCCAGACCACCGGCATCAGCGAAAAAAAGCTGAATGAGCTGATAGACGATGTGGTGAAGCGCAACCAAAAGTATTACACCGAGGTCATAGACCTTGCCCGTGTAACACAGCCTGACGTGCTGGTGAATGCGACCACCATTGACGCAATCAGACGGCAGACGCAGGACGTGTTCCGCAACATCACCGCATCAATGGGCTTTTTGGTAGACGCGGGGCGCACAATGCTCCCCCCGGCAAAGGCTTACCAGTGGGCGTTAGACGCGGCTACG